CAAAGGGCGGCTCAGGACAATCGGGTGATGGCGAAGGTGGTGACGAAGATTCTCAACAACCTGACGCTGGGGGCTTCGACGGTAAGGGCGACCTTGAAGACGCCGTTGATGAAGCGACGCGGACTGACATGGAAGCGACTATTGTCGCGGCAGCTAAGATGGCGAAAGATTGCGGCCATGGGTCTAACCTGATTGATCGCATACTGGATAGCGTAGGTAAGTCCAACGTGCATTGGCAGGATGTTACTCGGTCGATGATGACGGAATCAGCCGCTGCAGACTATACGTACATACGCCCATCACGCCGCTTCATTGGCTCTGGTTTGTATCTGCCATCGCTGCGTACTGAAGCATTGGGTGGCCTGTGCATCGGCTTCGATACGTCCGGTTCCATGGGACAGCGTGAGTGTAATCAGATCGGTGGGGAGATTCAGGCTATCGTTGACGACTTACAACCTGCGTTCGTCGAGGTTGTGTACTGCGACTCAGAGGTGACTAGCGTTCAGCGGTTCGAGCGTGACGACTTGCTGCAGCTCAAGCCAACGGGCGGTGGTGGTACGCGGTTCAAGCCTGTGTTCGATCACATGCAAGAGTCAGGTGAGCACTATTGCGGTATGATTTTCTTCACTGACATGGAAGGTAACTTGCATGAGTGCGAGGAGCCGGAGTTCCCTGTTATCTGGGCAGACATAGGACAGTCACACCCCGCTGCACCATTCGGTACGCGGGTAGAAGTAGCTTTATAACTGGAGAATAGAATGGCATCACCACATCAAGAACTCATGAATAGACTTGTGCGCGTAGAGAGCAAACTCGTGCGCGGCTTCGAGGAGCTAGGTGTAAACATCGATGGCGATAACGACTGGCTTACCGTAGATGATGCGTCACGTGTTGTGTACGTGGCGACACTGGGCAGGTCTATGCAAGTGATGCTCACCGACATGGTACGTAAGGGCGCTAAGCACGTAGGTAAAGAGTACGACGTAGTACATAAGGGCAACGTAGTTGCAACGATTACATTCAACCCCACCACATAACCTTAATCCCATGGGATTAACTTGATTACTTAGAGGACTAACATGAAGAGACGCATTGTTATAGATGTAGCTAATAGCATCAAAAATACTATCATCAACCTGTGGGTCAAGCCATCAGCCAAGACAATGGCGCAGCATGAGCTTGACGACGCACGTCGTTTCTTGCTTCTTAACCAATCACTCGCCGAGTACCACACACAGATGAACGTGTACTACCAGAAATCAATTACGCGGCTTGAGAACTTTCTGCGGGAGGATGCACGATGAAACCACACGAACTTATAACTGCAGTTGTGTACATGATATTCGTCTGCGTCGTGGCCGTATGTATCTACGAGCTAGGTACGCTCAAGGGTATTGAAATGGGCAAGGCTACTAAGATCGTGCCGCCTAGCATCGAGGAGATCGATCGCCAGTGCATGACGTGGATGTTCAAGTCTGAGTTGAAAGAAGCTAAACAGCGGATATGTGGAGGTAAAAAATGAGAGCTAAAGATATTACTGGCAAGTGGGCTGTGCACACACCGCACAAGTTATTCGACCATATACGTGAGACGTACAACCTAAAGACTGACGCTGCGCTGGCACACATGCTAAGTATTCGTACGCCGCTGATTAGCAAAATACGCAATGGTGTAATCCGCATCACACCCACAGTCATTATCGCAGTACATGAGCAGACTAACATTCCCATCGCTAAGATCAAGGAGATGAGCAAATGAGAGCCGAACCTACCCGCGAATGGCAAGCAACGGTAGACCACACCCGACGTGAAGCCATGCGTACTATTGGCGAGATACGTCGGGGTTCTGTTAACAAGGAAGACTTGGACAAGATGCAAAACTTCATCATGTTCGCATTGGCGTTGATGCTGATGGAAGGTGATAAGAAGTGGGCACGTGCAAAAATGAACGCGGAACTTATGAGCTACATGAAGGAATGCGAATGAAATACGAACCCGCTAAAAATGTAAGCACGCTAACTAAGGGCGAATTAGTTAGTACGCTATACGCAGCTGAACATGTAGTGGCACAGCTAGAGAAAGAGATAACTAGATTACAAAATATAATCTTAGAGCTAAGGGAACAGGTATGACACGCGATGACATTATCCGCTTGGCCCTTATGGGAGAGCGAAGCATGAAGCAACGAATCGAGTGGGCAGTAGACATGGAGCGCGAAGAATGTGCGAAGTTGTGTGAAGAAATTAGCGATGATGAATATTATCTTGGGCGGCAATACGCTGACATGCTACGCGCAAGGGGGCAGGTATGACTGACAAAGAAGTAATGCAGCTTGCGCTTGATAATCTTATTGATGTGCGCGATGAAGATGGAATTGATTGCGTTGAAGCAATTTTAAAACTACGCGCAGCACTAGCGCAGCCTGATGTTCCCGAAACAGACTTCGGGAAGATAAAGCCTGTGCCAATAGCAAAGTTGCGTGAACTAGTTGAAATTCAAGGGCGTAATGGTACATGGAACTACGACCCATACTTTCACGGTATGTATAACGGCATGGAAGTTATGCTTGCTGTATTGGAAGATAGAGAGCCAGTATTTCGTGGAGCGCCAAAGAAATGGCTATCAAAGAAAGAATGGCAGGGGCTGACGGATGAGGAAGTAAAAATACTTGCAACGCAAGGCAGAACTGATTTTTCAAGGCCGATGTACAACGAATTTTACAGCGCCATCGAAGCCAAGCTAAAGGAGAAGAACGGATGACTGACAGAGAACTATTGCAGCAGGCGTTGGATGCGTTGCAGGGAAATTGGCGAACCGATGAAAGCGATAAAGCAATCGAAGCACTACGCGCAGCACTAGCGCAGCCTGAACAAGCAGAATGTGACGGCGGGCAGTGTGGTATTGGCGGGTATTGTAAGCAGTGTCCAAAGACGCAGCCTGAACCGGAGCCGGTGGCGTGGTTAGATAGCGACGGGTTCCCGTGGAGCGACGAGGGAATAGCATGCAGGTCAATTAAGGACACCTACAAGCCACTCTACACCGCCCCACCACAACGCAAATGGCAGGGGCTGACAGATGAGGAGATTATGTCGCTGTTGCCGGGAGCAGTTAGGCTTCCACCGGGATGGGCAGATACAGTCCGAGCTATCGAAGCAAAGCTAAAGGAGAAGAACACATGACAATCGACATGAAAAAAATATGGTTTGTAGACGGACAAATAATTGAGGAACAAATACCTGAAGAAAAAATTTATTGGCAAAGCCTTACCAAAACAGATATTGACAAGGCATGGGAATGGGCACAAAAAAGCTCACCTTACGGGGTAACCCGTATCGAAACATTTGCCAGAGCTATCGAAGCCAAGCTAAAGGAGAAGAACACATGACAATGCACACTTACCCGCTAAACGATTTGCGCGAACATGAAACTGATAAAGGTGCATTTTGCTGGTGCAGACCGGAGTACGACGAGGAGTATGACTTGTACGTACATAGAAGCATGGATGGGCGCGAAGAATACGAAGAAGGAAGGAAGCCGACATGAATGAACAAATTAAACAACTTGCTAAACAGGCAGGATTTTACAAGTACGGTGATGATTTTGAAGACATAATAGAAAAATTCGCCGAGTTGATTGTGCTGGAATGTATGCGTATGTGTGAGGTTACGGAGATGAGTTTTGTGACTCATGGTTGTGATGTTGAGGCATCGGGTGCAATTACGGTTAGAAAATTTATTGCTGAACATTTTGAAGTTGGAGATATACCCGAGCCATCGAAGCCAAATTAAGGGAGAAGAACACATGAAAGCATTTACAGTTAAGTGGCATCCCGATAGGGACGTTACCATCATCGAATACACCGTAGACTTTGTTGACTCACATTGGATAACACAAGCGGACATACTGAAAGACGCGCTGTTTGAGTTGGAAATTAAATACAACGAAGTTATAGAGAAGATCACATGAGCTTAGTTAAGATGAACCAAGAGATGTACGCGATGGTTTTTAAGATGCTGATTGAAGACCCGTGTACTACGCATGATCTGGTAGAGGAAACAGGTATGCACTTAGTGACTGCCCAACGACTGATGCGATGCTTCAACAAGCACAAACTAGTACACGTATGTGCATGGGAAAAAGACGCGAAAGGACGTGACTGCACGCAGGTTTACGCGTTCGGTAAAGGTAAGGACAAACCACGTCGGCGTATGACTGCCGCTGAGCGCACTGAACGATACCGCAGCAAGAAGAAAATGATCGCGCTAACAAACGTACTACATGGTTCTGCTTAATGACGGATTAGATAGGACGTACACGGTCTTGAATGACCAAGGATTCGTGTTGCTTATCTGCCGTGATTACTCGATGGCGAAGTATGTATCAGATGCAAGCAAGGGCGTAGCACCCAATGTGCGAATCATCGTGGGTGGTGACAAAGGAACAAGACCCATGCGACCGATATGGGAGAAACAAAAAGGAAAATAACTATGACAGAGTTTCACCAAGTAACAACAGATATGTTGTATTTCAGAGACCCCGCAATTGACCCACCACCAAGAGCAGTTAGCTTGCTACTACTTAATCCGGGCGGAGTGCTTATTGTAGGTAATTGGACAGACGACTGTATAGGTTGGTGTCCAAAGCCAAAGATTCCTCGTAGTCTTAAAGATAAGATGACAGGAGAGAAGACATGGACGTAGCACGCGTGCTTATGTTTATAGGCGAACTAATAATGGCCGTTGGTTTGTGCGCCGGTGCTATTGGTGCAATCATATATTTTTTGGGAGATAAAGATGAGTGATATTGATACGATTTTAAATGAGCGTGGAGTTAAGTACGGACTGTTTAAGAATCACGCAGTCATATCACAGCAACTAAAGACCGTTATGCACGAGAACATGAGTAGGCTGATGGAAGCCGACCAACTAGAAGCCCTCGATATGATTGCTCACAAGATTGCTCGCATACTGAATGGTGATCCTAACTACGCAGATTCATGGGTTGATATAGCAGGGTACGCACAGCTAGTAGCTAATAGGTTGCAAGGGACAATACGATGAACATACTTACCGTTGACTTTGAGACGTACTACGACAAGGATTTTTCTTTGTCGAAGATGCAGACAGATGCGTACATACTAGATTCACGCTTTGAAGTTATCGGTATATCCGTTGCGATAAACGACGAAGAACCCGAGTGGTTCTCTGGCTCCGAGGAAGCTACAAACGATTGGCTAGGGCAACCAAAGTTTGACTGGACTAACTCCGCTGTGCGATGCCACAACACTATGTTCGACGGGTTTATATTGACGCAGCGGTTCGGTGTTAGGCCTAAGCTGTGGATGGATACACTGGCGCAATTTCGTATGCTGTACCCGCACTTGCCATCGCACTCACTGGCTAACATGGCTAAGCACTTCGGCTTTCCAGACAAAGGTACTGCGATCAATAACGCGCTAGGTCGGCGTAGAACTACGTTCTCTCCACTGGAGTTAGCGCAGTACGCCGAGTACTGCAAGCACGATACAGTCTTGTGCCGTATGGCTGCAGCTAAGATGGATGCGTTCGTGCCAGCACTTGAGATGAAGTTGATTGATATGACGGTGCGTATGTTTACTGAGCCGGTACTGGTCGGTGATGAGGCAAATATGTACGCGTTGTACGAAGCGGAAGTTGCACGTAAAGAAGAACTATTACAGATGGCTACGATCAACCGTGACGAAATTATGTCCAACGATAAGTTCGCTGCGCGATTAGAGAAGCTAGGCGTAGCCCCGCCACTGAAGATTAGCGCACGTACTAATAAAGAAACCTACGCGTTTGCTAAGTCCGATAAAGGATTCACCGACCTGATGGAGCATGAGGATTCAGAAGTACAAGCGTTAGTAGCCGCACGGCTAGGGGTTAAGACTACCATTGCAGAGACACGTGCACTACGGTTCTATGAGATGGCCAAGCGTGGTCCACTACCCGTGTACCTTAATTTTTGGGGCGCTAAGACCACAGGCCGATACTCTGGTGGCAACGGCGTTAACTGGCAGAACCTACCTGCGCGCGGTATCTCAGCTGGCCTACGCAATGCGCTCATGGCTCCGGCAGGGCATACGGTTCTCGTAGGGGATTCGTCCAACATCGAGCTGCGTACGGTTATGGCGCTGGCTGGGCAATGGGATGTTGTGCAGAAGCTCGACTCTGGTGTAGACTTGTACTGCGACTTTGCTAGTAAGTTGTTCGGTCGCACGATTACTAAAGCTGACAAGGCCGAGCGATTCCTTGGCAAAACCGCTATGCTCGGATTGCAGTACGGAGCAGGTGCGCCACGGTTTAAGGAGATGGTTCGCCTAGCGTCAAGGCAAGACCCGAGTGTGCAAGAGATCGACGATAAACGAGCATATGCCATTGTTGACTTATATAGACAGATTCACAGCGAGGTTGTGCAGCTATGGGATCGTTGCCAGCACGTAATATTACCTGATATTGCCAATGGTTGTAATTTAACTAACGTAGATGTTAACGGCTGGTTTATTACGCAGAACGATGGCTTCGGTAGGCCGGGGGAACCGGGTGTCGTATATAGCGATTTGCAGTACGACCAACGGATCAAGGAGTGGACGTACCAGATGGGTAGGTCACGGGTCAGAATCTACGGTCCGAAAGTTGTAGAAAATTTATCGCAACATGCTGCAATGAAGATCGTTATGTGGCAAACTGCACGTATTAACGCGAAGTACCCAGTCAAACTGTCTGTGCATGATGAAGCTGTAGCTGTAGTTAAGAACGAAGAACTTACTCAAGCGCGTGCCTATATGGAAGAGTGTTTGTCCATGGCTCCACAATGGTGTCGTAATGCTATTCCAGTTTCCTGTGAGACAGGTGTTGGGGGAAGCTACGGAGATGCAAAATAAAGGGAACTAATGTCCAAGGTAATGCCGTTATCGTTTAGCCGCCTGTCTACATTCGAGCAGTGTGAAGCACAGTTTGATTATCAGTACGTATCGAAACGCGTAGTGAACCAAAGTAATGACGCGTCAGACTACGGGGATCGTGTGCACAAATTACTAGAGGCGTATGGGCTAGGTAAGTTAGACGAGACGACATTATCTGATGAAGGCAAACAGACACTAGAAAAGTGGGGCGCAGTTGTAGATAAGATTACAGCTAGACCGGGAGACAAATACTTTGAGTACCAAATGGCGGTTAATAACGACCTCTCGCCAGTTGACTGGTTCGCGCCGGATGTGTGGATTCGTTCTATTGCTGACGTGTTGGTTGTGGACGGCGATACGGCGTACTGCCTTGACTATAAGACGGGTAAGGTTAAAGAAAATCCTACGCAGCTCCAGCTATTCGCGGCGATGGTGATGTGGCAGTTCCCTGAAGTTAATACGGTAAAGACATCGTTCATATGGTTGAAGTTTAACGAGACAACAAATGCTAAGTATGAACGTAGGTTCTTAGACTCACTATGGAGAGCGCTGCGCCCTCGATTCGACAAGGTGCAGGAAGTTATAGATTTAGGTGTGTTCAAAGCTACACCGTCGGGGTTGTGCCCATGGTGTGCAGCTAAATCTATTTGCCCAGATGCAAGACTAAAAGGAAGACGATGAATATAAACAACGAAGGTGATGTAAAGAAGAAGGTCAAAGAAGTATTAAAAGCTACAAGTAACTGCTACTGGTTTATGCCTCCTGCTAATGGATTTGGACGTTCGGGAATCCCTGACTTTGTTGGTTGGGTGAATGGACACGCGTTCGCTATCGAGACTAAGTTTGGCAAGGGGACTTGCACAGCGAATCAGCTGCGTGAGATTGAGTCAGCTACACAAAGCGGAGCACAGGTGTGGATCGTTAGAGAAACTAGCTTAGAAGCGTGGACTGCAGAGTTTACAGGTTGGGCGGCGTTATGCTCGTAATACCTGACAAGCGTAAGATCATAATTAACAGCAGTGAAAACAGTGCCATTGCCCAGTTCATACCACATGCGAAATCGTTTATTCACAACGGAGAAGAACTCATTGCTCTACCTTACGGTGTCGATGAGTCTATGGTGCTGCGTAATCTTGGTTTCCATGTGCCTGCGCCTATTCTTCAGTATTACAACTGGCCAAGTCGGTTCACGCCGATGGATCACCAGAAAGATACTGCAGCGTTCCTCACCACGCATCGTAAAGCGTTGTGCCTAAACGCGCCGGGTACTGGTAAGTCAATCAGTTCGCTGTGGGCCGCAGACTTTTTACTTGATGAAGGAGTTGCTAGGAAGGTGCTTATCATTGCACCGCTGTCTACACTGACGGTCGTGTGGGGTAGGGAACTAAAGCACCATCTGCCACATAGATCATTCGTTGTATGCACGGGTAGTAAAGAGAAACGTCAGAAGTTATTAGCTACACCCGGAGTGCAGTATGTAATCATTAACCACGATGGGTTTTCTAATATGAGCGCCGACCTCAATGGGTTCGACGTAGTTATCTATGACGAGGCAACAGCACTCAAGTCACCGAGTTCGCAGCGATATAAAATATTTTCTAAGTGGATGCAGAAGTCGCAGCCGTGGTTGTGGATGCTAACGGGTACACCAATATCGCAGACACCCGCAGACGCATGGACATTGGCAAGACTCGTTGATTCACCTGTAGTGCCTAAGAGCTTTACTACGTTCAAAGATTTAGTAATGAAGAAGGTAACTACGTTTAAGTGGACACCGAGAGAGGACGCACTAGATACATGCAAGAAAGTTCTACAGCCGTCGATTAGATTTTCGCTGGACGAGTGCAAAGATTTGCCACAGACTAATTATGTTGGACGTAAAACAGAACTGACCGCACAGCAAGCTAAGGCGTTCAAAGATATGAAGGACAAAGCAGTAACTGTATTTGCGGCAGGGGAAGTAACGGCAGCGAACACAGCGGTGATGCTTGGCAAGTTGTTGCAAATTAGCTGCGGTGTAGTGTATGGAGACACTGGTTCAATTGCTATAGATGGCTCTGCGCGGTATAATACACTCACTGACTTACTTACCGAGATAGGCGACAAAGCGATCATATTCGTTCCGCTTAAAGCAGTGCAGGTTTGGTTGAGAGATAACTTGATTAAAGATGGGTTCGACGTTGCCATGGTCAATGGCGATACAAGTAAGAACGATCGCAATCAGATATTTAATGACTTCCAGCATACTGATAGGCCACAGATATTACTGGCACATCCGAAGGTTGCAGCGCACGGGTTGACGCTTACTAGGGCGAAGGACGTTATTTGGTTTGCACCGATCTATTCGTTGGAGCAGTACGAGCAAGCCAATGCAAGGATTCGACGGTTGACCACCGTAGGAAAGACATCTGTGTGGCACATATGGGCTACCGGATTTGAAGCAGAGTTGTACCGTAGACTGCGGACAAAGCAGAATACGTTAGCAGAGTTTTTGACGTTAGTGCAGGGCATCAACAGTGACGAATAGTCATACAGTTAAACAGGAGATTACTTATGAATTACGAGATAGCGGCAGAAAAGTATGTACAAATACGTAAGAGCATAGAAGAGTTAGAGAGAGTACATAAAGAGAACAAGGCTAAACTTACTACGAAACTTATTGCGCTAGAGAGTTGGTTTACTGCCAAGGCGCAGGAAGATGGACTTGATTCTGTCAAGACGCGTGTTGGTACAGGGTACTGGTCCACGCACTACACCGCGACGGTCGCATCGCGGGAGGCATTTTTTGCATACTGCAAAGAAAACGATACATGGGATATGGTCGAAGCCCGTGCATCTAAGACAGGCGTTAAAAGTTACATAGAGGCTAAAGGTGCGCCCCCACCGGGTGTTGACTTTGCGTCTGCGAAAGTTTTTAACTTCCGTAAATCACAAGCGAAGGAACCATGATGAACTCAGTTAATACTGTGCAGCGGCGCAATACAGTGTCTCTGCCCGATATGATGAAGAAGGTCGTAAAGACCCAATACTATGTAATACCAGAAACGACTACGACGATCTGTCAGCTGTCCATGGAGAATGGGTACGTTGTAGTTGGCACAAGTGCCTGTGTAGACCCTAACAAATTCAATCAGGCGTTGGGAGAGAAGTATTCGTATGAAAATGCGATTGATAAATTATGGCCACTAGAGGGTTATCTCTTGGCGCAAGAACTATTCACAAACGGAAACTAAGGAAAACATTATGAGCAACGTAGCCACAGTACCAGCACACATCGCCGCCCGTATCGCTGCACGTCAGCAGACGGGTACTAAATCATCGGTAGCTTCTGCAATCGTCAGCGAGGGATTTAATATCCCACGCATCAGCATCCGTGCAGGACGTTACCGCTTGAACGAAGATGGCGTTGAGACCACAGTCGGTGTAACCCTTGACACCATTATCGTCGGTGCAAACCCACGGGTATCTAAAGTATTCTATGGCAAAGCCTTCGACGCATCAGCTTCGGATGTACGTCCTGATTGCTGGTCCAACGATGGTATCAAGGCTGATGTGTCTATCGAGAAGCCTGTGCATACGGGGTGTGCTGATTGCCCTAACAATGTGCTTGGCTCCAAGATTCTACCTTCCGGTGCTAAGTCCAAGATGTGCGCGGATCAACGGCATCTGGCAGTTGTACCGGCAGCTGACCCCACAAAGGTGTACAGCCTGACCATTCCAGTATCCGGCATGAAGGCACTGCGCGAGTACTTTAAGGAATTAGGTAACTACGGTATTGCCCCAGAGGAAGCCATCACAGAACTTGGCTTCGATGACTCGGCTAGTTTCCCCAAGATTGTATTTAAGCAAAAGGGCTACGTACCGGAGAAAGCTATCGAGCGTATCGACGTGTTGTTAGGTAGCGACAGTGTTAAAGTTGCAACCCGCGTATTAGCACCACAGAGTGCCATGGCGTCTCTTGCTGCACCACAAAAAGCAACGGCGATCAACGCACCTACACCTGCACCTGCTGTTGATGATGCTTACGAGGAAGAAGCCCCTGTTGCCGCTGCGCCAACTAAAGCTGCGAAGCCTGTTGTTGCTCCGGTAAAAGCATCAGAAGAACTAGCAGCAAAGCTAGACAGCCTCTTCGACGAGTAATAGAATAGACTTTACAGCGCCCCCGCTTCGGCGGGGGTTTTTCATTAAGGGGCAATTAATTGGATACTAAAAACTTTCTTACTCGCGTATTCGCCCAGCAAAACGAACTGGTTATATGTACCCATAAACCTGACCCGTCAGGTAAAAATAGTCGTGGTTTCTTTTGGAACCGTGGTTCATATACCGATATCGATACTGCTGTAGCAGACATAGCCAAGTGGGACAAAGAAAACGATACAACTATTTATTTCACTATAGGTTCATTCGCAAACCATGCGCATACAGCCAATGGGCGAAAGAAGTGGTATAGGACACAGGAACATGCGCAGACGTTTAAGACGCTGGCATTGGACTTGGACATAGGCGCAGATAAACCCTACGCTACAAAGAAGGAAGGTTGGGCAGCGATGTCGGCTGCACTGATCGCCATAGGTATGCCAGACCCGATGATTATTTCATCCGGCAACGGTATCCATTTATATTGGCCACTGACTACAGTTATCAGCAAAGAGCACTGGGTAAAGGTATCCACTGCGCTACGCATAGCGTTAGAGAAGAACAACGTACAGATCGATACAACAAAGATTCACGACCCGTCGATGGTGCTGCGTCCAGTCGGTACTCACCACAAGAAACAAACTCCGTGGAAGGAAGTTAAGTGTTTACAGGATTGCCCCGACTATGATCCGGTGCAGCTTTTTACTACGCTCAAGCCATGGTTCGCAAAGGTAACAAAAAGCCCGTCGCAACAACGAAGCGGAAGAGCAGCGCAGTCGTCGATACTAGCAGCGGTACTAAACTCGAACACTGTGAACATAGAAGTCGTTGCGCAACACTGCGCACAAGTAAGCGCAATGCTGCAATCTGGTGGAGTGACGGACGCAGCCGGTAATCTCATAAAAGAACCGATGTGGCGGTTAGGTATGGGTATGGCGGCGCACGCTATCAATGTTGAAGCTGCAGTGATTATGCTGGCAGGGAAACATCCTGACTTCGACCTGCAAACAAGTTTGGATAAGATTAATGGTTGGAAGAATTATCCGCCGACTACCTGCAAGAAATTTGAACAAGTAAATTCTAAAGGTTGCGAAGGATGTCCTCATTATGGGAAGCTTACAAGTCCTGCACAACTATCATCAAGCACTACTTCGACTGTCGTTGTGGATTCAGGCGAAGAGATTGAGATCACACTGCCGCAACCATACGTTGAAAAAGACGGGAAGATTTATAAAGAGATCAAGACTACAGTTGAAACGACTGATGCAAATGGTGTAGCAGTTTCGGTTGATAGCACAGAGTGGGATTTGATCTCACCGTACCCAATGCACATTACAGGTATATACAAGGACAACGTATCTACTAAGTCTACATTCCGCTTAGCAATTAAGTATCCGCTTACTGGATGGCAAGAGGAAGATCATGAGATATCAGTACTAGCCGCAATAGGTAGGGATTTCTCTACGTTTATGCTGAACCGGCAGGTGTATAGCGTGAAGGGTGGTGGACATCAAGAAAAACTACGAGGTTACTTAATGGATTATTTAACATCAGTGCAAAGCCTTACTCCCACGGGATTAGACTATGTTGCATTTGGTTGGCAACCAGACGGCTCGTTCTTATGTGGTGAGAAAGTATTAGGCTCACCTACAGGCAGTACTGATCGACGTTTGCGTGGACCAGCAGCGCGGTACTCCAGCATCATCAAGCCGCACGGTACACGTGGAGAGTGGGTTGAAGCGATGGATATGCTGAACCTACCGGGTACGCATACTATTCGTGCAGGTGTATTGCTAGGCACAGTTGGCATCATTGGCGAGATCGCAGGTAACTCTACGATGGTTGTATCAATCTACTCACCAGAAACTACGACGGGTAAGACACTTGCGTTGCTTGCTGCGAATAGCTTGATTGGTACGCCTAAGATATTGATGATGTCGAAGAACGACACAGCCAATTCGCTGTACAAGATACGTGGGGTACTGAATAACTTACCATGCACAATTGACGAACTTACCACGATGCTAGATCAGGATGCTGCTGACTTGGCATATGATCTGAGTCAAGGTCGTGAGAAGATTGCCATGACTAAAGACCGTGAGCTACGTGAGCCAGTTACGTGGGCTGCACCTACGATGATTACATCAAACTTTTCTATGCACCAGAAGTTTGAGAACGTGCAGACTAACAACGACCCGCTCAAGGCACGTACGCTAGAGTTACCGCATGACGATAGGATATTCATTACCACCGATGATTCAGGTTCTAGCAATGGATATAAGTTCTTCGACATTATTGCCAATAATAATGGTTGGGCGTTCCCTGAGCTGGTAGAAGCAGTACTCGCCATGGGTGGGCCGAAAGTTGTATGGGAGAAGGGTGAGAAAGCGTTCTTCGAAAAGTTCGGTTTTATCTTTGAGCCGCAAGAGCGTTTCTACCGTACAGGTATTATCAGTGCGTGGACGATGGGTAAGATTGGCAAGAAGCTCGGTCTATTCCCGTTCGATGTTGATGCCACAACCCAGTACCTGATTGAGCACGTCAGGAAATTTAGGAACGATATCGTATTCAACAAGCAGGATGTATTTGATATTGTTGGTCAGTTCCTGCAAGAGCATAACGATCAGCTTATCGAAGTCACTGAGATGTATGGCTCATCTAAAGAGCAGGTGCATATTCCTGCGCCGGAACGGGCAGTTGCTAGACTCAAGGTTGTTTACGATAGCAATAATCCTGTGATGCCGGGTAGCCAGTTAGCTATTAATCTGCAGACGTTCAAGAAGTGGCTGAACAAAACTAAGGACAGCTCTGACCGTATCGTCAAGGAACTAGAAGCGAAGGGTGGCTTGATTGCACCACGTGAACGAGTTACTATATTTAAAGGATGCCAGAACCGCAATCCGGGACAGGCGCATTGCATCATTGTGAATATCAATCACCCTAGATTTATCGAGACGCTGACGAGTACGACCGCACGATTGCAAAGTCCTGTGGCGCTGGCGGTGTTGCAGGGTGGAGCTAACTAGGAGAACGGTATGGCACGGGATTACAAAGCAGAATACGCAAACTACCAAGGCTCAGAAGAGCAGAAGAAGAATCGCGCTAAGCGTAACGCGGCTCGTCGGGACATGGAGCGTAAGGGCGTTGTCGCTAAGGGGGACGGTAAGGACGTTGACCACAAGCAGCCAATCGTCAAGGGAGGTGGGAATGGAAGCGGCAACCTTCGTGCAGTTACCGCTTCCGCGAATAGATCGTTCCCACGCACGAAACGTGCGGGTATGAAGTAGTTACTTAGCTTTTGCTTTGGAGATGGGCTTGCCTTTGGAGTCCTTCACCATTTTCTTGGCGGCAGGGACAGCAATACCTAGCTTCTTAGCAAATGCTGGATCATGAGCAGCGGCTCGCATGGTGCGAGCTTGCTTTTCTGACTTGAACGGCATTTTATTTGCCTTTCATTTTCATCATGCAACCACCCATTTTTTCACACTTGGATGGATTAGGACAGCCCTTACAGGGTTTGAACGATGCTGATTTAGTCTTTGGTGGAGTTTTCATAATAGCCTCACTTCATTTTGGAAGTTGATTTCTTTCCTTCCATCTTCTTTTCCATGCGCTCATAAGCAGCTTTACTACCACCGACCATTTTCATCTCTTTGGCTTCGTTGGCTTTTGTCTCTGGCTTACCGAATGGCATAGCTTTTGATTTCGATGTGGCTGTGCGCGAACCACGAACGGGCATACCTTTTTTCATCATAACAATCTCCTAAGTTAACATTTCCATGCCCGAAGGCTTTTGTTGATGCGAGAATCTGGGTCCTTTGCTGTCTTAGCACTGGTCATTTTCTTCTTCATGCCTTCCATTCTGGCGCAAAAAGAATCTTTGCGAGGCCCACCTTCCGGCTGTGGTGCCTTCAACCCCGGCTTGCCGGGATTAGCTTTATTATACGATGCACGACCCTTGGCGTTAAGACCCCCCTCGGGGTCTTTGCCTTCCTTGCGCTGCCATGCTGGGGACTTAGCCATTATTCTTCCTCCTCTTCACCACGAAGTCTTGCAACCCGTTCTTCCATGCGTTCCTGCAAGTCGTCGAGCGTCTCGTCAAGTTCCTCATAGTCAGGGTACCCACGCATATCTTCTTCCTTCTTGGCCTTGTTCATTGCAGCCTTGAAGTCACGCTCGATACTCTTCTCTATCTTGTCTTGAATAGCCAACGACTCAGGTACATTGTAGTCATAAATCTTCAGTCCAAGCATACGAGCAAACACGGAACTACTAGGTTCTACACCAGTGATACTCAGGTTATCCCCCGACGCAATCTCGGTAGCTTTCTCTATGTTTTTACTGCTTACCATTGGCGGCGATACGATATCGTAGCCGAACTTTGCGCTTTTTAGTAGTTTATCCCACTGTGTATCTGTGGGCTTATACAGAGACTTGCCTGTGTATGGGTCAACACCGGCTACGAATCCAGCAATGGCAGATACCATTGGGCCGCTTGGAGTAACGATACTAGGAATCCATGACTGACCAAACGCGCCATTAGGCAATCCCTTAGTCATCGATGCAAACGGTACATAGTCACCTAGTCTGTAGTACACAGGATTATCTTCGTCGCCCATGAACGGGATACGGATGTGCATATTAGGACCGAAGCTACCGAAGAACATGCGTTCACGGACACTTTCTGGAAGAGCTTTGCGCGTCTCTTCATCATCGTCGCCAGCCATAGCCGCCATACCAGCGTCTAGCAGGTAATAAGCCATCAGGATGTTAGCAATCTTCCAAGGCTGATGCAGGGCAATACGACCAAGCACAGGAGCTACTGCGTATCCCCAAGAGACAAACGGGATGACTGACTGCCGTAATATGCGGACAGCCTTGGAGTCGATGTCGTAGTCTAGGAAGGCTTTACGCGCAAAGTCACCAGCAGCACGCAACTGCTCCGGCGAAGCTGTCTTAGTGCCATCCATACGTTGTAGGTCAGCAGCCTTCGTTAAGAACGCTGCAAGACGGAAGATATTATCTTCAGCGGCGTAGGCTTCTGTGGCAATCTCATCTGCTTTTTTCCCAAACTTAGCGGCGGTCTGTACCAATGCCTGAGCCTTAGATTTCTCGTAGTTAACGAACGAAGCCAAACGCTGCATCATAGACACATCGTTTTCCATGGCCATGTTCTTAGCCCATGCTTCGTTCAACGCACGCTTAACTTCAGAGCTTGAGAAGTCACCCAACATGGCACCAGAGTTCATAAACGACGACATCATGTCGAGTTCAGACTTAGTAAGTTTGTTGGGTGCTACTTCGTATAGAGAGAATATACGAGCTGCCTTACCCAATGTCATCATCGGGATATCGTGCATCATGGCAAGCGAGATATTAGACGCTACGTTGGTGATGTGTGTGCCGGGGTTGTAGATAGTCTTAGACTTCTTAAACCAGCGCATACCATCGTTAACGGCTTGAAGTGGTATAAGTGGTTGTCTGTCAGACATGTCTGTCATGGCGCTCCATACAGGACCAGATACGTACTTGCCAGCTAAGTCGCCGTAGATAGCCTTGTTGTCAGACAACTTAACCCATGTACCCGTGCGGCGATACATAGACGTGATCTGTGGCGTTCTGGCTTCGTTGGAGGAAACTTGTAGTACTGCTCTTTCGTCACGTACTTTGCGATCAAACGTCTTGTTGATGGCATCTAAGCTATCAAACGCTACTGACAAAGCAGTGGGCTTACCGTCTGCGTCGTAGCCGATCTTAGACAAAGCAGTAGAGAAGTTCTTGCTAGCATAGTTATTAGCCAGTGCAGCCATGGTGTTACGCATAGCGTTAGCCAGTTCATCTGCTTTGTTTTCTTCGATGGCTTGCTTAGCCGTCATACTCGACGTGAACTTGTACTTCTTATCATTCTCATACTGCGACAACCACCACTCACGCGACGAGTCAACGACAACCCCAGTAGGATTCCTACGGTTTAATTTCTCGAACTCGCTAATCGACATGTAACCTTCGAGCTGCGGAGTATTGGATTTTATTGGATCGTTCTTAAATACTTGGTAGAAGCGCCCATCCAAGTCCAAGTCACCTTTCTGATCCTTAGCAATCCAGTCCTTAAACCCGTCTAGCGTATCTTGGTACTGGTGCTTTAGCCCCATGACTTTGCCAAGACCACGCATACCAAATGTGTTCGACGCTACTTGATCTCGGTTGCTGGCAAATAACAAAGACTTAGAGAACGGCTGGCCCTTGAAGAACTTCTGGTCAGCTTCTGGTAAATCCTTGACATAGGTATCGAACCAGTTAAGAACATTGTCCGCTGCACGAAAGAGAATTTCTTTGTTCTTAACACCATCAAGGGCAGTCTTGTCACCATCCATATACTTGAACAGCGACAGAACATCTTTGCCGGGTCGGTTAACTACAAAATTGGCAAGGCGCTCCATCTGCTGATAGCCGACGCTTTTGTTGACTTTAAAGTTCTCGATCTCTTGGCTCGTTGCTTCTCCAGCGCTGAATCTTGAGTTGAGATAAATCATCGTGCGTTCGGTAGCTGGGAAATTCTTACGAATGTTTGCAGCTATCTTGCTAGAATTTTCAGTTATCTTCTTAGCCAGCTTATCGTAGCCAACCATCTCAAAGAAGAATCTAGTACTCAACGCAGCAGGCGCAATGCGTTTACCGAACTGAGAAAAGTCCTGTGCTGGAATACCAGCAGCTTGCGACATAGCCTTGTTCGACGTAACCGCAGCTTCAAGAATATTGCCAGTACGTACTGCAGGTGGTGCCTGTCTAGATGCCTGCTCTAGTAACTTGAGGGACGATGCAAGAACGTCTGATGCAACGGAGTTGTTTACGCCGAGCAGTTTACGAACGATAGCCATCGTCATGCGCCAGATCGAATTAGCCGCTTCGTAGAACGTCTTAGGCACACCTTTTGTAGGCATAGCTTGGAGCGCCTTGCGGAACTCGTTGAGCGTAGTACCGTAGGAGATAAGTTCCAGCACCGCGTCTAGTTCGTTCTTACCAGCAACGAGGTCTTTAAGAATAGTCTGAACTTCTGCAGCCTTGCCAGTCAACGTGCCTTTATAACCAACGACGGTATTCAATGACTTCTTCAGTTGCTTGACTACTGGATCGTTAGGGTTTGAGTGAACGTACCACTGCAGTGCCGCGTGCAAAGACTCGTGCAAGATAACTTCAGGTGATTCGTTCTTACGCAAGTAAACCGTGTTTGTTTTAGGATCGAACCTAGGCTTACCTGTTGTGATGAACTCAACTTTAGGAGCGTTAGTAGAACCCTCGATAGAGTCACGAATCAGACGTGCTAGGTTGCGCTCAAACGGCGTACCTGAGAATCGTAGGTACTGCAAAACGCCAGCGATGCCAGTGTAAGTAGTCTCGCCCTTACCAGTAGGATTAGAGAAACCTTCTATAGCTGCCTTCTCGATAGGGGAGATAGCACCTGCTTTCTCTTGCTGCTCTGTAGCCAACCGAACTTCGCCACCACGCACATTGGCAAGATCAGTCCCTTCAGCACGGAACAAGTCCTGCTTCGCAGCAGCCCAACCAGACGAGATAGTCGTGTCTAGTTTCTTTAGCTTCTTCAGCGTCTCTGCTTTAGTCTTGCCCGGCTTGGCCAACTTCTGCTGCACTGTGTCTTTAAGCAATCGCACAAGTACTTCAACATCTTTCGGGCTATTGCCTACAGCAGCGCCAAGCTCCGCCAAAGCATCACGTGCAGCGGTAGCGTACTTATCCAATCCAGCAATACGAGTTGCTGCTCGTTCTTCCGTAGCTTTTACTGCAGCGGCGGGTGTCGTACCTTCTGGAAGTTTTGCAGCGGCGGCACGATCAGTCTTCTCAACGACGAGGTTCCCACCCTTGTTCAAATACTGGTCGTAGGCAGTAGAGAAGTTCTGTAACGCTGTAGTGATGCGCTGTTCTTTCTTGCCAAACTCCTTGGACACTTTGCCTGATTTGCGAAGCAGTGCATCACGGATACCTTGCAGTGCTTTAAGTGCTATTGATGGACGACCCGGTACTGGGATAGACTTTTCACCTTGCACGACGGCTTGCAATGGGTTCTTGCCAGCGAAATCAGTCAGGCCGACTTCATCGATTAGCTTAGCCGTGGCTTCATCGTCAGCTTTCTGTTCTTCAGGGGTACGTGCAACTTCTTCGTCTTCTAATTCAGCTACGACAGGAACAACTACCTTAGCAACTTTAGGTTTAGCAGCAGGTTTAGCAGCAGGTTTAGCAGCAGGAGCAACGGTGACAGGCGTTGTAAAAGACCCCGGCGGGGTAATCACGCTCGGGGAAACAGCGGCAGGACCGCTGGAGGAAGGAACAGTTGCGACAGGGCGGGTAAGGCCACCCATGACTTGTGGTTCTGCTACGCGCTGGCCAGTCTGCACTTGTGCAGCAGGACCTTGCAATTGATCGGGGTTGACCTGATAAACACCGCCGCCAGTCGTAGTAACACCCGGCACACCATAAGCTGTCTGTGGCATCTGCCGACCGAGGCCTTGCTGGGCTTGATCTTCTGGAGCCGTTACATAAGTACCCGATGCAGTTTGCGTTACACCCGGCGCAACTTGCTTACCTGTTTCTACCTGCGTAAGTGGGTCAGTGCTGCCGAGGATATTCTCACGGCGCATCTTCTCCAGATACTCTTGTGCGTTCATCACGCTAGGAGTCAGCAGGTTTGTGGGTTCTTCTACCAGTTCACCAAGAATGTTACGCTTAGCCTGCTCTTGGATCAATTCACCAATAGTAAGTTCACGAGTTTTCTTCTTACCATCGTCACCTACTTCGGTAATTTTCTCACCGCTTGGCGAGTTAAATGCCTTGTCGTATTCTTCTAGTGTCTTAGGGTCACCGATCTCTACATCGTAAGCAATAGCGTCTTCAATGCGACGAAGTGCATCACTGCGACGATCTTCTAATTCGATCTGCTTCGTAACCCAACCAGCGATATCTTCGTCTTTGATACCTTTCTGCTGCGCGGCGGCTTGCACGGTGGCTATGGCTTGCTGCTTAACTTCAGGAGGTATGCTCAGGTCGTCGGATAGTGCAGCCTTCAACGTAGCCGCATTGTTTGAACGAGATACATGACTACCGATAGATAGCGGACCAAGCAACAGCGTCAGGCCAAGACCACCTTTGAACGACTGTCCAGCGATATCGTATAGGTTTTCTTCTTTGCCACCGTATGCACGCTCGACCAACGAGGCTCCAACATCTTGCGCTACTTCAGTAGTAGGCTGCACTAGCATGTTGACAGCCATACCCTTAGCAAATGGCTTTAGGATACCCGTATCAGTTAACTCAGCAGCAAGGCCAGTAGTGGTTTTTCCTTTTAGCAGCGGCTTAAACGCCTTCGCACCGACAGCAGTCGCAACGGTTTCACCAACACCTTGAATCAAACCTACACGACGTGAAGCAGCGGTTGCTTCTTCAGGAGATACACCCTGCGCGATAAGTTTATCGTAGGTTTCTTGCGCCGAAGAGGTACCAAATAAGGTACCAGCAGCAACGGCAGCTGCCGAAGTACCAACACCGGGTACAAGCGCAAGCGGGGCCGCAGCTAATACTGGCGCAACAGCACGAGAACCAGACAGAAGAATATCGGCAGCAAGTCCACGCTCTTGGCCAGAGCGTTCATATTGTGGAGCACGTTCTCTAGCACCCGCAACCATACGTCTACCAAGATCACCAGTCGCAAGTCCGGTTTCACGCTCTAAGAATTTTAATCCCTGACCAGCCATCTCAGGCAGATCGACCATCGCACCACCAGCCAACTGGGTGCCTAACTCGTCAAAGAAACCCCGCTCTTTAGGGATTTCTGTAGATAACGGAAGGTGGTATTTGCTATATTTACTTTTTGGCTTAGGCGATTCTTCCCATGGGTACTTAGACAACGTGCGCGTCTGCTCTGGCGCACGCAGTGGGTTATCTACACGGTCAAACTTTTTCCGCTTTTGCCCACCGACTTCCGCAACTCGGTCCTCGATACCAGCAAGCTCAGGATTATCCGTCTCAGCAGACCGAATACGGGCAGCTTCTCTATCCCGCTGCTTCTGAACTTCTGGATCGATACGCAAAGTGCGTAGTTCTTCATCAGCAACGGCGGTTTCCCATGGATAGCGCGATAGTGTCGGCATGGCTTACCTTATTTTTGGTTCAGTGCTTTAGCAGCTTTAAGGGCTTTCTCACGTTCCCTTGCCTTGTATGCGGTACTTTCCGCTTCATCTGCTTGCTGTTTCGCTTTCCGTTTTGCTTCAGCTGTTTTCTCTATCGACTTGTAATATTCAACAACATCAGGGGAGAGTTTAGTTCTTTTACCATTAAGACTATTTAGTTCCTGCGTTTCCCTTTCTGCTTTAATTTGAATTTCTGATTTAGCGACAGGAGCAGCGGCAGGAGCAGCGGCAGGAGCAGCGGCAGGAGCAGCATTAATTTTCGTTATCGTGTAGTTTTTAGGGTCTGTGGTATCACCACCGTTAAACGTAACTTTCTCGCCTCTATCTTCTAGAATACGAGATTCGCCCTTTTTTAGCGGTGGCAGAACATCACCACCACCACCACCACCACCACCACGCTGTAAGCCACCACCTTCGCCACTAAGAAGTGCTTCCGCATTATCCATGGCTTTCATTTGTTTATCGCTAAGATCATTGCGCTTGACCGTTAACGCGTCCCGTTGCTTTACTATTTCAGGACTATTTCCACGTAGTTCAGCTAATTGCTTATCGATGTTAATGATACTTTTTTCATATGTAGAAGCCATACGTGTAAGCGTATCTGCCTTTTTAACGGAAGCTGCGTCGCCACCACCACTGCTTAATCCACCGGGGCGACGAGCACCGCCACCTTTAAGGTATTCAGCTCTACCTCTCTTTTCCTCAATCTCTGCGCGAGTAAGTTCGTTCTTAAGCGCCCAATCACCCATCTGAGCAGGATTAGTAGCGGCTTGGTATAGTCCAGAAAAAGCCTCGGCAGCGTTGCGGAAGCTATACATATCCTTCTGTAGCACATTACCTTTTTTGTCTACGAGGTCAACGATAATGCTACCGTTAGGACCAGCTCGTTCTCGCAAGTCGGTATCCGGGTCTAGTTTATCGTTAGTATTGAACTCTCTTATCGCTTCTTTATAATTTTTTAGCGTACTAAACTTAGACTCAACTTCTTGGCGAAGCAGCGTAATGCTATTCTTGCTAATGTTAGCCATAGCAGCTACATATGAATCTTGGAGACCGAGTGGCAATCCCAAATCCGTAGCCAATTTCTGCATGTCTTTTGCACCGAAATCAGGATTAGCTGCACGTTGCTTAACTACTTCAGCGTTGAATCTGTCTACTAGCTTACCTTCTTCTAATGTACGTGTAACAGAAGCTAGCGATGCTTCGTTGAGTTTCGCAGAAGTACCCTTGTTCGTAAATTCTAGTGCAGCTTCAGGACCTTTGTACTGAGCAATAGCTGTAACAATAGCTTTCTGGCGCTGGTCCATTGGCATGGTTACATCGCTATTAATAGACTCAAGCGCGGCGTCTAATCCAGCTTCTTTACCTTCCGCACGTTTTTCTCTACTAATCTGCAGACCTTGTAACTGCTGTGCGCCTTCAAATTGCGTCTGTGAACGAGCTTCTTGTGTAGCGGCCAACCGCATACGTTGTGCTTCTAACGGATTAGTTTTAGCAACAACATCGGCATACGCGTTCATCTGCGCAAGTTGTTTCTGTTGTTCGGAAGGTCCGGTAGCGCTGTATTCTTTACCTAAATACTGAGTGCCAGTTACTTGCGGCGCAAACGCTACAGGTGTTTTAAACTGTTCGTCTAGTTTTTCCAATTCACCGGGAGCGTAACGTGGAGTAGGAGCTAGGCCAGCAACAGTAGCTTGTTCAGGATATTGCGTTACAAAACCACCACCAACACCACTATTAGGCGTTACATCATAGGAACTAGGGCCAACACCTCTGCCAGTAAATTCTTCTACGTTGTAGTAGGGAAGACCTTCTGGTGTTTTAGCATTACGAATAGCTTCTAACTGTGCAGCATCAGGCGCAGTTAACCCTTTAGTCTCGCTAACAGGAGCCTTTTGAATTTCTTCAATTTTCTTACGTTGTTCAGCCTCGCGGTAAGTATCAATCCAACTTTTACCCATTGCTGTACCAGCTTGAAACCCAGATGCCCAGCCCATAATTAGACTCCTATTTCAATTCTTTGTATAAATCAGACATATGCGAGCTTATAGATGAAGCGATACTAGTTAAATCAGCTCTGTATATGTTGTATTGTTCTGGATGTAAGTTCTTTAAATACTCAGCTTTACCGTCGTCCCACCATGCAGTGCAGCCAAAACATTCAGGTGCGCTAACAGCCTCGAAGTAATTATATATAGCGTTCTTAGGTGCGCCAACTTCTTCTAAATAGGAAAATACTTCTTCATGTGTCCAATCTACTATAGGAAGTAGCACGTCATAAAATTCAGTTGGACCTTCAGCAGGCACTTTACCCGTGTCGCTTAGTTTAGTACCACGAATTACGACATCAACTCCATCAGCAACCATCCTATCGTGCATAGGTTTCATCAGGTTACTCCAACAGCAATCAAATCTATTAACTAATTTATAGTTGCTAAGACCGTATGCTACACCTAGCCAATGTGTTTTAGCTGGTACTAAATCAGAAGGATACCCATACTCGTCACGCCACTTTTTTACGTTGGTGGATACCTCGACAAAATTAGGAATCCATTGCTTAACTTCTTCTACTACAGCCGCTGTTTCTGGGCACATGTCCCCAGTGTTTAGGTGATATACAGTAATGCCAGCCAGCTCGTCTTTAAGCAGATATAGACACGCAAGCGAATCTTTTCCACCTGAAAAATGAAGAGCTGGCTTGCTGTACTTTACCAAATCGATCATACAAACGCTGCACCAAGCGACCCACCAGCGCCAAGCAAAGAGCCGAACATCTCACCTTGGGCGTTCTGCGCTTGGTTGTATACGCTGCCTTGTACGCCGAGAATATTTGTAAGGCCCTGCATTTGGGTGTTGAGACCAGCTCCGATGGTTTGTCCTGCCTGACCCATACCTGCCATATATTGATTACCAGCACCCATAGCTGTAGTACCAGCAGCACTGCCTGCACCAGTAGCGCCTTGATACGCCGCTGTAGAAGCGCCGGGCAAATTACGGCCAAGACCAGTAACGTCCATCTTTCTAGCCCAACCCATCTGTTCGGCTTGCTGTCTAGTTCCGGTCATAGCACCAGCGCGTTGTGCAGCTAGTGCAACAGCGTTTTGGTTTGTAAGTCCAGCAAAGCGACCAGAGTTAGGATTAACACCCATAGAACCCATGGCTCGCTGTGTTGCGGCCTGAGTTTGGCCAAATGCGCGACCAGCATCGGCGGCGGCTTGCGCCGCTAATTGATTACGATAATCTGCCGTATCGAACTGTTGGGCTTGTTGCACTAGTCCACGTTCTACGGGTCTGTATGTTTGTGTTTGGTAGTCGTAGTAGTCCTGTGCCTGCTGCATTTGCTGGTTCTGCGCGGCTTGCTGTTGCTGCGCTATGTCACGAAGCATTGGACTAATATCTGCGTACTGCTGCCTAGCGAAGGCAAG